CCAAGAGCCGTTGAAAGCCCTGCCATGTAGGGGTTGGCTTGTTGCGATTGAATACCATACAAGCTCTGTTGAAAGCCTAATCCCTGCTGCGCGGCAGATGATAGCGGCGTCATGGCCGGAGTCTGGTAAGGCGACGAATACGGAGCAGCCCCCTGTTGCGCCCCCTGTAATTGCCCAAACTGCGCTAATGGAGTCTGCTTATTGATAAACGCCCCATAGTTTGCCAAGTCTTGCTGAATCTTGCGGTATTGGATGTCAGACGGCGAAATGCCTTGTGCTAGGTATTGTTGCCCCGCTGTCTGTGCGGCTTGCTGTTTCTGGTCAAGTCCTTGAACCAAACCAGTCGCTTCTTTGGCGGCAGGCGCGTTGCCTAGCGAAACCCCTGTGGCGATGTTCTGTCCACGGACATTCTGCTGAATCTGCGTCTGTTCTTGTGGCGTAAGCGCGTTAGCCCCCTGCAACACCTTTTGCATCGAGGCTTGTGTCGCTTCGCTCAACGGCATATTCGGAGGCGTCTGCGCGGCTTCTTGGTTTATCTGGTCAAATAGCTGTTGATACGCGGCGTAGCCTTCGGGGTCGGACTGCTTCAAATCCTGCAATCGCTGTTGGATATACTGCGAACCATACCCCTTTTGGATGTCCAACATGACTTGCGCCATTTGGTCGGACACCTTGCCGCCTACCTGCTGTTGCCCCAATCCTGTAAAGTCAAACGTCTTGGGCTTGCCTGTGGCGGGGTCGGTCAACGTAGCTTGTCCCCCTGTTTGGGATAGCGCGTTAATTAAGTAGGTAAAGGGGTAATTCGCAATGGACTCTTTCATCCCTGCGATTGCTGCGGCTGTCGGGTCGGGTGCGCTACCGCCGCCGTAATAGCGCGTAGATGCGGCAAGGCTCGTCGGCAGTTGTCCGGCGTATCTCCGTTTATTCGGCAAATCAATCGTAGTCATAGCGCAAATCTTTGCAACAGTCTGATGTTCAGTTTCTTCAACTTACCCTTTCGGTAAGTGTAAATCGGCGTAATAAGCAAGTGCGGGAATTGTTCTAGCAATGTGCCGATGATGTTGCCCGCTGATTCTTTGTCCCCAATCAAATCCCCTGCAAACACACAATCACCACTAATCGGTTCAGCCCATTCAAATTGCGGTCTGTTCTCCGCATACTTCATTTCGATATGTTCTGCGAAGTCCGGCCAATAGAACAATACGCCTTGAACTTCGTCCTTCTTCCACAACACCGCACACTTACCCATCATCATGCAAAACTCGATATAACGGTTAGCCTTATGCCAATCCGCCATCCCCTGCATCACCCATTTAGACCGATGCTCGACACAAAAATCAGTCACCTTCTTGATTTTCTCAACTAATTGTTGTTCGGTCATAGTGTCGGTCATGCGTCAGGATTCCTTATCGGCTTGCTGAACGCGGAAACAACCACGTTGCGAACGTCTGCCCATCCGTAATTAGGGGCTGTTCCGGCAATGGTTAAATACATTTCGTTGAAATAGGGGATGCCTTCAAGTGTGCGATACACCGAAGTTGGCCCGGACGCGGTAAGGATAAACGGCAACTGAATCGGGAATTTAATCCCGCTTGGCGTGATGGCATTAACCCAATTATCCTGCGCCGACAAATCCAGATACGCCGCTAGGCTTACGTTAGAATTGCCACGGTTAAATTTAACTTGTGTGGAGTGCGGCTTCTTCTGGAAATCCAGATTGCCAAAAATCATTGAGCGGGTGCTGATGCTCCAATTTATACCTGCGCCGTTGTCTAGGTAAGTAGAATCAACGCCCTCAACCGCTTTACTGTCTTTCCAAAGGTTGATTCCGCCTGTGCTGTCGCCAATCACAAGCTGAACAATACCATTAAAACGAGTGACACACGCCGCTGTTGGTGTCCAACCTGTCCATATCATCCATTGTCCAATACGTCCGTCCCATACCAATGCGTAGTTATTAACTGTGGCATTGTCCAACGGCACAAAGAAAATGGCGTATTGATGGTATTTAACCGCTTGAATCCCCGAAGCATACGCCCAATGGATGCGGTCAATGTAAGGCTGAATCGGCAGGCTTAATGGGGACGTTAGCTGATACTGCCCCGAAGCCGCTTGCATACGCTGAATAGATTGCACCCCATCCTGCGACATGAACAGAACATCGTTCTGATACTGACACCATGCTTGTGAGCCAACACAGCCTGTATTGATACCAGTCTGTTCCCCCTGTGGCGCGGCTGTCCAATTAGGCGTTGAACCAATCGAAGTCGCCGGATTCCAAGTCAAAATCCAAACGGAGTTCTGCTTGAGGACAGCTAGGTTATACGACGGCGTAGCCCCTGCCGTGGACTGAATTGGGGCTAAAGCTACAATAGGGTCGCCATCACCTACCCCCACACGGATAGAATTGAGATTGTTCCAACCACCTGCGCCTGTCGAGGTGCTATACCCTGCTAACAAGTAATTGCTGAAAAACAGCGTGTCAGCAGGATAAACCGTGCCTGTGGTGTCGTGCATCGAAGTTCCCGCTGCTACGAACATCCCCGCGATGTAAGACAAAATGGTTACACCTAATGGCGCGTTGGTAGGGGAGCTAGAATTTGAAAATTGGTGGAATGTCGCACCGTCCCATATCTGCATACCGTGAGCGATTGAGCCGTCGCTAATCATCAAATAATTGTTCCCCTGAACACCCACAAAACTACCTGCCGGATTCCAACTAGAGATAGACAAGCTAGACCAAGAAGAATTATCCCAAGCATAAAGGCTTGTTCCTTTGCCTGCTAGTAAGCGTGTGCCGTTGGTGTAGTTGTTGAAAAAGAATAGCCCATTAACTGCGCCTGTGCCGGGGACTGCTCCTAAAGCATCTGCGCCGGGTCGGGTAATCGCCCTGCCGTTATCCATCACCACCATGTTCTGCAACAACTGACTTTGATTCGGGGGCAGTTCGTATGGGTTCAGGTAGGCGTTCATGCCTCCTGAAAAGTTCACTTGTCGGTCATATAGCTTTGGAGAACCCATTAGAAATAGGGGGTATATTTTGAGCCGTAGGGTTGGTCAAAGTATTCGTCACCGCCAAACCCTGTTTCGGGGATTATCCGGCAGTTATACGCGGCTTGCAACACTTCTTCTTCAATCAGCTTGTTCAGAAAACCTCCGGGCTTGCCGTTCACAAGAAACTCCGGGCCAACTGCTTCCGCTAACGCCGTCGTCGCATCTTCCGAGCCGCCCGCTTCGTCGCGTTGCTTGAAGTCGTAGTAAGCCAACGCAATCAAGATACCGTCCAAACCGTTGATAGCCGGAGTGTCCGTTTCCGCCGAGAATGACGGAGTGTTGCGCTTGCCAAGAATCTTCATCAAGTAAGGATTTTGTCCGACGTTGGCAGGCTTGCCTACAATCTGAATCCGCTGACACTTGGGCGCAACGATGTCGCCAGTAGCTCCACCTGCTAGGTTGGAAACCGCAAGTCCGTTAGCGTAGAGCGTAACCGTGCCACTAACACCTACGCCAGTGGCGTATGCTGGCTTTATGAGCGTTTCAATCGTGTCGGTAGTGGCAATGGTTACTGGCGTTGTGGAAAGCGCGTAAGCCCCCCTTACAACGCTAACGCCGTCCGTTTGCAAAACGTCTGCCGTCACCGAAAGATTATTTCCTGCATCTACCGCGCTGTTGGTCGCCACGGTAAAAGGAACGCTGGTATCGCTTTCCCACACACAAGAAGGGAGCAGCGTGTAGTCTTGGGCATAGCTAGAGTCGTAGAAACGGCCAAAGTCAGCACGGTAATACAACATAGGGCGTTGGATGTCCAAAGCCATCCAGCCCAATCGAACACCTAAAACGTGCTGAAAGATAGGCGGCAGGATAACGCGCCCTTTTGTCGGCATATAGTTGGACGACGCATTGTAGGAATTAAGCGGGTTGACGTTGATTTGAAACTCAATGATGGAGTCGCGCCATAAGAATGAGCGAAAGAGTTGGTCATGGCGCATCTGCAAGAAAGCCCTAACCGCCGCACCGTCGCGGGTCGTCGAGTCGCTAGACGCAACACCTAACCGCTGCCCTACGATGGTGGCTATTTGTGATAGATTCATTGAGTTATTCAGTTGAGATTAAAACATAAGCGCGGGACGGATAACCGCCGCTGCCTGCGCTGTTCGCGTTGTTTATGTCTATTCGGACACGATTGGTAGTAATCAGCGGAGTCCCGTTGTTATAACTCAAATTCAATAGCCCCGGCTGTGAAGAATTGTTCCCCACATATCCCACCGAACCAGAAAGATAATAGTTGGCAGAAGCCGCAGGAGTTCTAAACCAGATGTCATAAACGCCCGCCGCCAGCGTCTGCGTCCCAACCGGCACAACATCGCAGTTAAACGAAGTGAAGTTGGTCACAATGCAAACCGTGTTGTTCGTTGTGCCAAAAGCCCCACCCGCATAGGTAATTGCATTGGTAGAAACATTGGCAATGTAGTTCGTCGCGTCCGTGTAGTTGGTAAAACACAAGAAACGATTCGTAGTTGCCCGCGAGCCTATGCCGTAGTAAATCTGGTTGGTCGCAAATGAACCATTTACCGTAGTCCCAAAGTTAGCCAGAGACGACAACTGCATAATTGAGAAAGGCTTAATCGTGTTAGACGTAAATGGATTGCCGGACAAAAGGGGAATTTCATTCAGCGGAGCGGTAAAGTTGGTATTAACCATTGTGTAAGTCGTCGTCGCCCCACCAAACTGCACCCGCGCCTGCGTGTAATTAGGCAAGGCATTAAGCGATTGCAAAAACTGAATCATTGCCCCTACCGTTGCCGTGGTGTTTGTTCCTTGTAAAGCAGAAACAATCGGAAAAGAATCGTTGGTGGTTAAAGCAATCACGTTGGAATTGCCAAACATATAGATGTTGGTAATGGCAAAGTTTGTCGTTGCCCCCCATGCGTTTGTGTAAGGAGCTACCATGTTAGTCCCATACACTGTCCACGGCTTGAAAATTTGGGCATTGACGTAGGGGATGTCGAGGTTTGTCCCAATCCAAGGCATTGCGCTTGAAATTATATTGGAATACGACTGTTGGTAAGCCGCCCCATTCGTTCCCCATACCAGAAATTGCGGCTGATTGTTGGTCAATAGCGGGCTAAACGCTGTCGGCCAATTCGTCAGATAGTAGTTTGTCGCATTGCCAAACGAGATTGACGCGGGATTGATATTCGTCGTCAGGGTGGCAATCAAGTTCGTCCAAGACACCTGCTGCAACGCTTGGTTAGCCGGACTGTAATACATGATAGAATCGTTAGTATTGGCGTTTAACGAGCCGTAGGGGAGCGTTGATACCAAAGAAGGGTTCTGCCATGCCGACGAGAACGGCGTCTGATAAAGGCTGCTGTTGTGGATATAAACGATGGAGTCTGCCGAAGGGTTAGGCATCACCGACAAGACAGGTTGCCGCGTGTAAAAGTAAGGGTTAATCTTCGCCAAGCCGACGAGGTTGTTCATATCCGCCACTTGGACAAGTTGGTTAGCCGTGAACGTAGTCCCCGGCGTGATGTCCTGCGCGTTCACCGTCAAACCGATGAATACCAGAATCAAACCAAACGCCCGCGAATTGCTCTTTGTCCAGACTTTCTTCAAGTTGTCCACGCTCATGCCCATGTATTTGCTAATATCTTTTGCGCCGATACCGCTCTTACTGCGCCGTTCACCGCGTTCAATCTCTTTAATAGCTTTAGGGGCAAGGGCATAAACGGATTGCGGGTCAACGGCAGATTCCCCACAACGAACGCCGGGGGCTTTGCCAGAGATTAAGATTTCCTTTAGTTTGCTCATATAATTACTGTTGTTCCTGATGGGTTGTAGCCATTTATGACGTTTGACATGACGGCATTGCTGTCTTTGTAATAAACCAAGACAGAGCCTCCTCCAAGCACAGGGACAGCTCCGTCGCCGCCATAAACCGCCGTAATCTGCGTTGGACTGACGTAAGAACAGTTAAAATAATAACCGTCGCTGTCTATGCCTCCCGCTACATCGTCAAAATAAATCTTCCCAATCGTCGCGCTGTCAAATCCAAGCCCTGTAATTGTCAGATTAGCCCCACCACCCGCGCTTACGTCAAACGAAGTAGGAGAAATGCTGATAATCTGATACGGCGATTCCACAATCGTTTTAACCGTGTTGTTCGAGGTTGGGTTATACGACGCGGCATAGTCGTCTATCTGGCTCGCCATCGCACTTGAGGCTACTAATCCTGCCCCTAGCTGCAAAGCGTAACTTGTCACCGTTCCGTCCTGATTGTGGAAGTCCAACGAACTTGGTTGGGCAATGTAAGACTTAACATTGTCCATGTTGATTCGCCGTCCATCCGGCAGGGAAATGATAAACATATTATTTCAGCTTTGCTTTATCCAACTGGTTTAGAATGTCCAACATCCTTGCGTCCGGCACAAACCAGCCATTCTCTTTAGGTGCGTAAAACGCTCCGGCTGGCATCCTGACGCATTGCTTGTCGGATTCTATCACCAAAACCGCAGGCTTACAACCTGTTACAGTCAGAATCCAACTTGCCGTTAAGACCGTCAGCATCGCCGTCTTTGATGATTTTTTCATTCTCCGTGGTCGCTTTCTGGTATTGATTCTTTGGGTCGCTGGCATCTTCTCGCCACCAAGTAAATAACTTGAGCAGATACTTGGCAATTTCAAGCAAGCTAGACAGCATAATCAGAAGGCAAAACCGATGCCGATTTGGATTTGCGCCGTCGGCCTGCCCCAAGACGCCATATCGTCGCGTAGCTCCGGCTGCACGAACGCAAACGAACGCCCTGACAAGTAATAGGATAACCGCATACCGCCTCTTAAATACGCTGTATTGTCATCCCAAGACCAAGAAACGCCCAATAGGGGGTCGAGTTCCATGTTATGAACAATCACGCGGTAAGCCACGTCACCGCCCGCTTCTGCTACGACGTTAGCCGCCCCGCGAGATACGATGTCCCCGCCAAGTTGGATGTAGTTGAAGTTAATGTCCCCGCCAAAGTCTGCCGCCGTGGTATTGTTTTCAAGCAGGGCAGAGCGAAGTTGGAACTTCTCGTTGGCAAAGAACGCCGAGTTAGTGTCAATAACGATGGTGTTCAGAGCCGAGAAGAACGGATTAGAGACAGCCGTGTTTGTTTGGGCGTAACAGACGCCGAATAGCAACCAAGCAATACCCGACAGGGCTGCAATGGTCACTATTTTGTTGATGGCTTTTTCGATATGATGTTGTTTCATACAGGTTTAACGGGTGGGGTTGAGTTAGCCGCAGCAGCAAGAGCATACATGAGGATAACGGTTTTAGTGCTGTCCAACTGCAATTTGTATTGCGGTAGCCAAATGGCGGCGATTTCAATGACTAACAACGCCACTACGCTGTAACGAAGGTGCGGGTTGTTCCATAGGGTTGATATGTTTGTTGGCATATTATTTCTCCTTTTCTTTGCCTTTTTTCTGGTAGTGGCGAATCGTCACGATGCCCACAATGATAGCGACAATACCCGCTATGATTTGAATGACTTCGTTGATGCAAGGCAACCAAGAGGCTGCCCCGCCCGCGATTGTCGTTATTGTCCCTAGTATGCCTTTGTTGTCGCTCATAAATTCACGTTGGCGCGGTTATTGCGTTGTATCAATCACGTCTGCGGGAACAACCGAGTTGGTGATAATCATTACACCACCCAACGGGGCAACCTTTACCGGCACACCAGTAGTCGTGATGATGGAAAACAAATTCGTAAATCCCCCCTGATTGGGCGGTGGGACAATGGCGATTCCGGTCAATACCCCGCCGGTCAATATGTGCGTTACGGGATAAGCAAAGTTGTTCGTCCAGTAATATGGACTGCCGCTCACAGTATTGTTGGTGTAGCCACCGTAGCGTTGCGTCCAGCCGCGCCCCATCAATAGACTGGCAAAACTTTGCTGCGCTTCACCGGCAAACTGATTGTTCTTGTTGATGTGCGTTGGTGGCGAATCTGCCGAAATGGAATTTAAGTATTCCAAAGTCACGATGGCCGATTCGTCAATCACGCCCGCCAGTGGAAAGTTCGTCACAACGCAATCAAAAATGTTGTATAGACCCGATGAGTAAAAACCACCGCCCGAGCCGATGCCTTGACCGTAATGCGTTTTTACCAAATAGACCTTTATGCCGTTGGCCGTGTAGTTTGTGTGGAAGTTGTAAAAATATGCCGATTCAGTAGCCAAAGCCGTGCCGATATCGTTGCGCGGGCAATCGGTAAAAACAGACTTATCCGTGAATTGCGAGGCAGGCAGCCACGTTAAAGCGACGGGCTGAAATGCAATATTGTTTGTCCAACCGCCTCCGCAACTTGTATAAGCCGAGAGCGCAGAACCTTCCATCGCTTCGGATTTAACCAAAGTGTCTGGATAGCCGTTTTCAATCAAGTATTGCAATGAGTAGATGCCATATTGTGTTTGCACGCGCATGATGCTACTACCTTGAATCGAAACTGCTTTGTGCAAATTCTCCGCACATTCTGCAAACGCATAGCTGGCTTGATTTATGGACGGTTGGTTGGCAATCGCTTCGTTGTAAATCTGGACGCTTCCAAACTCGGTGTCATAACCATTTGTGCCTTTGAATGTGGAGGTTGAATCAAGTTGCACGTTCCAATTTGTGTTACCGCCGCCAATGTGCAAAATGTTAAACCCTGTGGGCGTCGGAAAAGAAAACTCATTTGTAGCCGTTCCCGTCCCGCCGTTGTAACTGTTGGCAAATTCCGCAGGTTTGCCATCCCAATAGATTTGCATCCGTCCGCCGCGCATGGATAAAGCAATTACGGTTTTCGTAATCGCTTTTTGGTCGCTTTGGCTATCAAACTTTCCGCTCATCATGGGATAAACCTGCACAAAAGCGTTGTGTTGCATATTTGTAATCGTGAATCCAAAATTTGTTCCCTGCGAAGCCCGCGCCAGAAGGCCGTTGTATGTGAAACCACTCCAAGTCGCCGTCGAGCCGTCATTTGTTCCCATCAAATCAATTTGGTTGTTCGGAATGTTTAGAGCCGTTCCATTGCCGGTATCCATGTCCAACGCATAACTCCGATAATTAAACACCAGCGTGAAATTGGTCAGTGTGGCTGGCAGCGTGAACGCGATTTGATTCGTGTAATGCGTCCGGCCAAAACCCCACGGCGTATAAACCTCATTGTTCACGCTAAAGGGTTGCCCCAGAAATGACAGGTGATTGGTGGGATAAAACCACGGATGGAGCAATAAGACATCCACCAGATTAGTCCAAACTCCCAGACGTTTGATTTCACTGACGCCCACGGAAAGACTGTTACGCACCCCAATATCTTGGATGCCGTTTTGCTGGGCAAATGCCAAAGCATTTGTATCGCCAAACGGATTTGAAATGTTCGTCGTCACCCCGCCGGATGTGGATTTGCCAATCGTGCCATACGAACCTTGCCCGCTGCCATACTGCGCGTTACAGATGGCGACACTAAACAATAAAACCAAAATAATCTGCTTCATTCTTTCCATAAAATTGTGTTTGTTAAATATGCGATTGTTCCCGATGTTCCGTTGGTGGCGAATTGAAAGGTGGCGTTAGGCGATAGCGGGACGGAAAACGCCATGTAGCTAATCCCCGGACTTGGGTTGCTATGCCCTGCTTGCATGAACAACGTATAACCCTTACCGCCGTTGGTGTAGTTCAACGCCATTGAAGCGTCTATCGTAGTAGAGGGTTGCAGGCATACCGAACCCACTAGGATTGCCCTTTGCGGTAACGTGCCATCGTTGGTGTAGAGGACGTTAGCCGAATAGGTGTTACTTGAGTTGCCATACACCGCATAAGGCGCGGTATTGGTAGCAAAAGAAACGGGCGATTGGCCGTTGGTGACTAGGTTATTTGGCAAAATCAGAGTGCCGTAACTGCCTTGCCCGCTACCGTATTGAGCGATAGCAGGCAGGCGGCATGACAGTAGAATCAATGCCATTAACCACCGCATTTTAGCCCTTAATGACAGGGTTGATAGCTCCAGAAGCACCTGCCGCTGTGTAGGTTGCTTGGGTGGTTGACCACGCGCAAATGCCGCCCATTACGTCTAGGCCGCGTCCAAGCGTTCCACCAAGCCCACCCTGCACAGCAAAGCTAATCAATGGGACTTCTCCACCTGCCAACGATGATTTATTGTCGTGATACTGCATATACAGCGTCCCGCCAGTATTGTTGAAGCAAAGAATGTCCATCAGCTTTTCAGGGCGGATAGAGCCGTTTTCAGAAGTTAATCGCGTAGCTACACTAGCCGCGTTTCCAATGATGTGCGAAGCGTGATTCATGGGGCTTAATACATTTTACGGTTGGCTGCATCGCTCTTGAGTTGAGCAAATTCAGCATCTTCACCCTTGTCCATTTCTTCGGGTGTAGATTTGGTTTTGGCTGCTTCGGCGTCTATCGGCTTGCCGTTGATAGCTTCAATGCTGACGCGAGCGTTATCGCCGTCAATGCTGATAACCTTGCCTTCCGCTTGGAATTGCACAGGGTCGCTCACGCTTGGGGCTTGCATCTTGTCATCTTCACCGGGCATCGCCAATGAAGCAAGGGGGACGACTACCTCCATGCCAGAGGACTTTTCCGCCTGCGTTTCAGGCATCGGTTCAGAGGGCATATCGCCCATTTCTTCGGGTAAATCAGTCATAAAATTGTTTGGTAATTGGAGGAGGCGGGGATAATCCCGCCCCCTCCGTTGTTAATCCAGCCTCACAGGGCTAGTTTATTATTTGAACGTGGTCTGCACACGGCTGGCGACAACGTGCGGGACATCCGACGGGTCGCTCGTAATCTTGAGGATTGAGCCGTAATAGGACTTCCATGCACCCACCACACGCTGATTGTAGGGGTCGCTCTTGTCCGGCTGGTCGAGGATAACGATTTTCGGCGCGGCAGGAGAACTGCCCGCTTTCTTGTCGCTAATCAACACCGTGCCAAACGCATCATCACCAATGTAAAGGTTGGTGAAGATACCACCAGACGCGCTGTATGTGCCGTAACCGCCAGCAGCTTCCTGCCACGGATTCGTAGATTCAATCATCGCACCGCCGTCCAACGTCAATTCTTCCCACTTGTAGAGGGCAGAGTTGTCGCGGTATTGGAACGCACCCACCAGAGTCGAGTCTTGGCGAATGTCGAACATGACCTGCGGGGCAACAATGACAGGATACACCTTGCCATCCGGCGGTTTCACGTCGTTAGAGCGTAACTGCGTCAACGCACGGATGTGTTCCAAGCGGGTGAATTTCGCCTGCGCGGGCTGCAAGCCAGCGAGGGTGGCGAAGTCATTCGCGCTGTTGCCAGTATTCACAACGCCAGCAAAGCGTTCAAAATACGGAGCGGTGGACACGCCGTAGGTGGCGTTGGAGTTATACAGGGTGGTTTGCGCCGCACCCAAGCCCAATGCTTTCGCAAGGTTGGTCGTGGTCGCATTGCCCATGATGGAGTTTGTGATGATTTGGTCGTAGTCGAGAGCCGCGTCTTGACCAATCGTTTTCATGTAGATACGAAGGGTGTCCAACACGTCCGTCGCTTCCGCGATGTCGGAAATGCTGAAATCGTCTCCACGTTGGTTGAGGTAACAATCGAGCGAGCCGACACCGACTTGGGTGTTCTGCAAGGTTGTCACGCCTTCCGTGAGGTTGACGACGTTGCCCTTCGCGGCTTTGCGGGCGCGGAAGAAGCGAACGGCTTGAGTGCCTTTTGCCGGAGCGGTTTTCTTGTCGGCAAACTGTTCCATGCGGAGTTGGTATTCCAGAGTGCGAAGCATCTCGCGCTCCAGATACACTACTCTGCGTTGGGCGAAATCTGCCGGATTCGTTGTAGTTGCTAATGCCATAATGTTTTCCTATTGGTTATTTTCGGAGCATTGATGCTTCCGCCCGCAAACTCTCATAGAGTTCGTCTTGCGACATATCGGAAAGAGGTTTCTCTCCTTTAGGTGAGCGAGCCACGCCTGCTGCGGGTGTCGGACTCGTCAATGCTTCGTATTCTTTTAATTTTGTTTTGAGACTTGTTAACTCTTTCACCATCGCAGGCACACGGTCAGCGGCAGACTTGAGCGTTGCTCGCTCGGCACAGAAGTAAATAAAACCCGGCAATTTAGCTACGGAAGGGTCAGAGGCCGTCATCTGCTTGTAAAACTCTGCCGCCTCACGTTGGACGGCTGAATCTTTCTTCGCAAATTCAGGGAAATCAACTGCCGCCTTGTCAATCCACGTTTTCTGGTATTCCACAAAACGCTCTTGTTGTTTTTGCAGATTAACAGGGGGATTCTTGCGAATATGTTCAGCGGCATTGTTCGCCCGCTTGACATCTTCCTTCAATACAATCACTTCCTGATTGAGTGCTTCTGCCTTGTCAAAATCACCTGCGGCTTCGGCTTTGATGGCTTCGGCTTCTTTGATGGCGATTTGACCTTGCAGCTTCTCTGCAAACTCAACGTATTTCTCCGGCGTCGGCCTAGTTGATTCCTGCTCCGCTTTGAACTGCTCCATTTCGGCGTTTAGTTGGGCAAGTTTGGCTTGGTAAGCCTTCTCCTGCTCTGCCTTCGCGCTTTGGATGGCTGATTCCTGTTGCTTGATTGCATCCCAACGGACGAGTTTCTTCCCTAAATCAGCAGAGTATTTGCTCTGCGTTTGCTTTAGGAACGCGGCAAACTTCTTCTTGTCGTCGTCCGTTAAGGTTACTGGCTGTTCTTTGACAGGCTTTTCTTCCTGCTTATCAGCCTTTACTTCTTCTGCTTCTGACGGTATGCCCGCAGGTTCAGAGTCGGCATTTTCTTCCACCTTTTCAGGCTTGGCCGCTTGGTCGGCCTGTTCGTTCAAGTCGTCTTTCGGTTCAGGTTTCGATTCTAGCCCTATCTCTTTGGCTTGTTCAGCCTCCAATTCAACTAGTCTATCAATCGCTTCTTGGTCTTTGGACGTTACCGTATAGGTTTCGGATTGTGCCATATTTATGCGTAGGAGAGTTCTTCATTAACGGGGACTTGACCTTCTCCCAAAGTCGCATCCTCGGATGTTTCACCATGCGCGGCAGGTGACACCGAAATCGTAGCCAGCCCTTCTAACCAGTTGAAGGCGTTGCTCATACCGCCCGAAAACTTCGGGTCGCCTTCACCTTGACAAGCCTTGATACAAGCCGCTGCTTCCATAGCGCGAACTCTGCACCACAACGCTTGCCCTGTCGGGGACTGTAAAAACTGTTTCCATCTAGCGGCATCCTCCAACGTCCAGTCCGGCGCGGCAGGCATAACCAATAATGGCTTTGGTTGTTTATGTTGTTTTTTCCAAAACATTAACGATAAAGAGTTAAGGCATTACGTCCACGTTGTCAACCACGCGATAGAAAAAACCGTTAGTGAAACCGTCCCGCTTGCTATACGGCTTCCATTTTGGCTCAATTCCCATGAACTCAACCGTCTTTCCGTCAGCTAAAGCCTTGTTCAGCTCCTCCTCATTTAAGAAGTTCTGCACAATGCCCTTTGCTGGCTCTGGTTTGACCGTAGGAGCGTCTTTCTTCTCTGGGGGTGTCTTGACTGCCTTCGGCTTGTCGGAAGCCTTATAGACGTTTTTAGGAAGGCGATTGCCTTTGAGTTCGGAAAGTTTGTATTCCACAGGAACGGTAAGCCCAGATTCAAACAAGCTGTTCTCCCATAGGATAACGATGTCTTTGGTTTCGGGGTCTAACGCAATTCCGTGAACGGTGGAGTTTTTCGGTAAGGCTTCTACCAACTCGTTAATCGTCGTTGGCAACTTGGACGTGAATTTACTCATTTGTTTTACTTTAACGATAATAGTTTATTCTGCAAGCACAATTTCAGGTTCTGGCAATTCCATATCCGTGAAATGGATTCCTTCTTCCGTTTCCGTATTGATTTCGCGGATAATGGCAGCTAACGATTCTACGTCGGCATCGCAGTTATCAGGGAGTTCGTCAGCTAATTTGTTCATATTCTCGGCTACTTCCGTTGGGGTGTTGCCGATTGCCACCAACCAGCCTACGTCGCGGTAGGAGTTGAACTGTTCGGATTCAAACATCTGGTCTGGCATGAACCATTTCTTGTTTCCTACGTTGCAGCATTTGGACGGACGAAAATTCTGGGATAGGCTATCAGGGATTACAAGGGATTCCCAAGCCCCGCGTTCCCCTGACAAGCTAATCAGACATTCTGCGCTGAACTTGCCTGCGGGGATAGGTTCAACCAATTCGCCCTGCGCTCCGTGATAAACAATTTCAGGGAAGTTCTTCCACAGCATTAACTGACTGTTCGTTGAGGGAAGTCCACCACGGCAGGTAGCGTCAATGAAGAAGTCGGCATCATCTGTCACCCTGACTTCCATACTCCACTGACAGCGATACTGCGATTCCTTCATGTATGGGGAGAGTTTCTGCATGATAGGCAGCAGTTGTTCCGGCATATCTTTTTGCCGTGTAACCGCTGATAGGTAAGCCGCGTCTTTGGCTTCAATACCGTGAAGCATCAGGCTAGGCCATTGTCCGTCAATGCAGTAGGTATCAGCCCCAATCTCCAACTCGGTTTCAATTTTCGGAAAGCAGATGAATTTGATATGTTCTTTCAATCCACCAAAGCGGAAAGCCCATACGTCCAATAGCTTTTCATCCAAGTCGTAGTTGCGGAAGTGTTTGGTTTCAAATGAACCCCTAAATTTGCTCATTTTAATCCAGATGTCTTTTTTGTCTTTGAGGAAAGCCCGCAAGTTGGTGATACCGACAATAATTTCATGCGGCGGCACGTCTAGCCCTAACTCCTCTAATTTCCCCAAGAAAAACACTCGGTCAGTTTCCAAAGCCATTCCAGCCCCACTCCCCCACACAGGGAAACCTTGCTTGCGGAGTTCCTTTTGCAGTCCCATGTGGTAGATGTCGGGGAATACAAAGCAATCCACCTTGTCTTTGATGTTCCACAAGTCCGGCGCACACTCAAAATCAGGGTAGCCGTCACCGATGATAGCTTCGTCCATGATAGGATAAGCCTTCATCCAGCTTGGGTTATGGTAATAAACCTTCGCCCCGCTGTCAGCTAACCGCTGCGCCACAGGCAGAAATGCTCCGTGGTCAACAACGCAAAAGGTTTTGGTCGAAATGCTATTCATCGTCATCTTCTTCGTCAGCCCAACCTTCGGGACTTCTTAAACTTTGGGTCGCGCTTCTTGCGCTGTTCTTCGTCATATTGTTTCTTGCTTATTCTCGCCGTCTTTACCGTAACGGCGTGTATTAAATTTGATACGCCTACCATTTCGGCAAATGCACTCATACGTTTCTCATCGTTCATAGCATCTTCATGCCAGCTTCCGGCGCGGGTTTCATTGCCGGACGGCGCGGAGCTTGCGGAAGAGCTTGCGGCGGCATCCCTTGAGGCTGTTGTTGCTGTTCCATCTGCTTCATTTGCATGACAATCTGCTTAAAGGCTTCGGGTTGCAGCTTTTTGAGATACATCAAATGCTGTTGCAACCGTTCAAATAACCGCTGCTTCTCCACAGGCGTTGAGGGCGTCCCCATCTTCCCTGCGGCGTCCATCCATTGTAGAATGACTTGGGCGCGGGTAAGGTGGTCTTGTTGAGGTTCAACTGGGATTGGGAAACTCGGACGGTTAGGGCCGGGGCAGATGTCGTTGATGATGGTAGATTCGTCAGCCGCTTCACTTGCTTGCTTCTGTTGTTGCGGGATAACGAGCTTTTTAATCAAACGCGCATCGTCTGCCGACAACAACTCTCTTACCAACTCGTCTTGATTGACATTCGGCGCACCTTTCAAGGCTTCAAACCGTTGCGCGGCTTTCTGTAACCGTGCGTTCTTGTCCCAATCATCCGTCGCACCTCCACAGTGAATGACGTATTCCCCATGCAACGCATCTTCCGGCAAGGTTTGCAGGTTGTCGCTGATAAAATACGACAATTCTTTGCGTTTGTATTGCAGCATCAGCCCCCAATCATGGGCGTAGAGCTTGGATAAGTCGTCACGGAAGATTGTCCCTTCGTTGGTCTGCCCGATTTGAGCAATACCAGAGGCGACACTGACTTCTTTCGCCGTGCGTTTAGAGGAACGCCCAAATTGGTTATGTCCTGTTATCCCCATGTCGGGGGTTTGTGCCGATAGCTCGGACTCCATTCGGGCGAAATTGATTTCTTGGTCAAATGAAACAGGTGGGGCAGAGTAAATCGCGGGTTTAACGCCCGGTGGCAGCACTTCGCCCGGTGCTAGACGATAGTTCGCCGGATTCTGCACCCCTACTTCGGAAGTATATTGTGGCGTGTTCAGGAAGGTAATAGCGTCGGCCTTCGCGTTCCACACTTTACAAGCGTAGATTTCATTGTCGGCAATTTTTTCAGCGACACCTCGCGGGGCATACCAGCCTTCATCCTTTACTTCCGCCACAAAAGAGAAAAACGGAGCAGACACCCTGCCCCCAACCTTATACGGCACTCCATACGGCTTGCGTATCTCAATGTCCACCGCCACAGGGCAGTAGGAATACACCGTAATCCCGCCCATTGTCCGAACGTAATGCTCCCAAACGATGATAGTATCACTTGAATTGCTGTGCGTGAAGCCTTCGCGGAGTTCTTTATCCAGTTGAATCAGGTCAAAGTCCCTGCCTCGTTGCGTCCGTAAGCGGTCTGCCGCGTCTGCCCCACCACACAGCTTCTTCAACACTCCTTCGTCTATCCCATTCCCATCCTGATAGTTCTGGCAATAGCGTCTGTCCATCTTGAACTTTGCCACGTTCATTTGCCGGACATGAACCCATTCGTAAGCATCATCAAAGTCATTCACATCATCCGGCATCAGCAGGTAAAGCGGGTCAACATTTTCATGGACTATCTTGTAATCGTCAAAAGGGTCAACGTAAGCCTTAATTATCCCTCTCCCTCTCAACCACATGGTATCTACCGCCGTCTGCATCACCCTTAACAGGTTACTACGATGTTTCAACTCAAAGGAAAAGTAATCAGCAGCGGCTTCGCTCAACTCGTTCCGCTGTTCTTTCATGGAAACAAACTGACACAGGCGGGGTTGGCTGAAAACACTTGCTAGGGTGAAAGCTTTCTTCTGGTTAATCTTCTCGTCCACTAGCTTCAAATGGAGGTCGGCGGCTTGGGGGAAAGGTTTGTTGCGTCGGCGCAATCCATCATGGCGCATCAGCCACCACTTACGTTGGCGTTGCTCCCACACTTGGCGGTCAGAGATAATACGAAACCCTTTGCGAAATAAATCAACAGCACTCATTGGTTATCTTGTTTGTTTCTGCGAATCAGCTTTAACGATATAGCAGGGAATTTGTTTTGGCAAAAAGTATTTTCCACAAACCAATTACACAGGCAATCGTCCTTGATAACGGCAACCACCGTCATTTCTGGTGAGCCACTCAACAACTCTACCACATCCCCTACTTTCACAAGCAAGCCTCCGCAGGTAATACGCCGCTCGGTCTGTCATCTTCTGCTCCACGTTGTAGCCAGCTACGGTCAAATGTTTCTTCCTGCTGTCCTAGTAGGTTGAACGACTTCCGGCTAGTCGCGGGCATCATCGCCCCCAGAATCGCGTCAGCTTCGTCAGGGGAGCTTATACCGCGTCTTGCCATGTCCTCTTTGGCTTCAATCTGAAACTTGCCTTTACTGTTACGGCGTAATGTCCGAGTGAGTATCTGACTGCGAAAATCGTCGTCGTCGGGGATGATTATATCACGTTTCCGAATCCTAGCCGCACCTGTCCCCCATACTTCCGATATGGCGTTTGCATATTCATGGTCGTTCACCGTCCGGCTCTGCCCTGTGAACCTATGCAGTTCAAAGCCCATTTCTCGCAACCTGTCTGCCATTGGCTTCCCTGCTCCGCTTGCGTCTATGCTCACTTCTTGGGGTTGTAATCCAATGGAACGCTCAAGTTTCTTGATAATCGCTATGATTTCACCCACGGTTGCCATTTCCGAAGCCTCTACCCATCGTTTTTCAATCCAGACCTTGTTGC